GATTGGACATTTTCGAAGGAGTTCCATGGGGTCTGCTGAATTTTCTCTTTGCCGAATAATCTACCGATCGCAGAGTTTGGATCATCTGCTTGGTAGTTCAGCACATTTGAGAAGGCGTATTCGATCAGCCGGGAAAGAACTTCGGTTGAGGTTTTGGTGTTGAAGTCAATCTCGTCCGCTTTTCTCCCCCAAATTTCAGGGGAAATGATTGCGGCACTGGAACGTTCCTGTTGATTACCAACAAGCCATACTGGACCTAATTGACCATTGGTAGGTGAGATCGTGGTATCCAAGGACATAGCCATACCCCGAAGTCGCTTATTCTTCGACTTGGATATGATCTCCATCCGGTGCATACCATTATCCCCCATGGCAAAATGACTAACCGTGTAGCCTTTGGCTTCCAGCATGTTAGTCAATTGTTCGTATGGATTATCGTATTGGATTGGCATCGGTAGGCGCTCCTAGAGTAAGATCGGGCATTCTTTCGAATAAGAGGATGATGTCAGGGACAAGATCCTGCTCGAGGAGCCACATATGCGGTTGTGCCAACAAACCCCCCGCATACGGTAGAGTATTGTAGCGCTTCGTTCTCTCGTAATCAAGAAGAACATCGGGCTTTTCCATCGGCTCGATCTTCTTGTTATTCTCGTCTGTTACTGCTATGCCAGCAGCGAGTTGTTTCTGCTGAGCGAAATACTCTACAAGCGTTTCCCGGACTTTATCTAGTTTCTCTCTGACTAGGCTTCCCCCACCTCAGGCATCCAAAGGGGGTTCATTTCCAGCACTTTGTTGCCGATCTCTACAGCGACAACCGGGGGAAGTGTCGCCCAAGCACGATTGAACTCAGATTGATTGACAAGGCGCTCATCTCTGAAAGTAAACAGAGGTTCTGCCTTGGAATTTGTAATGTTGCAGGAGCATAAGGTCAGGAAAACCTCAAGGCGGCGAATGTCGTCATACGAGATCTTCTGCGTCACCTTGACCATACGACCATCATATTCCCGGGTGAAATCAGCGAAAAGGGTATTCCGCATTTCAATATCACCCTGAGTTGCCTGACGAACTACGATCTTGGTAGGTTCGCCTTCGTTCTTCAGTTCCTTATCGCTATCTTCCAGCGTGAACTCTTTTTTCTTGGGGGCTGACAGTTGAATAGGCATTTTGCTCTCCTCTTTCTAAGTAGGTGGGGAGGGGCTGTTACACCCCTCCCCGAGAATAAATTAGGTGGGCCAGGTGTAATTGGCGACTTTGTTATGCAGGGTAAAGGTGACGTATGGGGTATTTTCCAAAGCCACACCTGCGAAGCGCAGCATGACAGCCTGTGACCCGGCGAGTGCGATACCACCAACCTGAGTCATCATGCACTCAGGAGCCTCGACCTCGAGACTATACTGCCCGGTCTCTGAAGGCATTTCCACTGAGGACACAGTTTTCATCTTCAGTGAGGCGGTATAAGGCTTACCACTCCAAGTCTGTACGCCTGTGTCTGCTCCGGTCAGTACCTTGCGGTACAGTTTCGGATCATTCCACTTGACCATGATGTCGAAGGTCAATCGGCGCTGGACGATCGTTACATCTTCGAGATAAGGATCCCCGTAGATGCGTTCCTGTCTCAGATCCAGAGGAACGTTCTGGAAACCAATCTGAGCCTGTACGATCGGGAGTTCTTCGTTGTCGATCTTGATGAAGCCTGCTGTTTGGCAAGCAACCGGGATCGACTCCCAAGATTCGAAGCCTTGAGCCCATAACCAAGCGGTGGGATCCGGGTCAAGGTTGAACTCTCGACCGATCACATCAATACGGGCTCCGATCGGTGCATCGTTTGGCAGAGCCAAGGTGCAACCGACAATCTTGCAGTCCTTGAACAAGATACCAAGATCGGTATCCGGTCCATTATCTTTGCGGGGGATCGCCTTGCGGAAGGACATCCACGGCACAAAGTTGTTGTCGCCAGCAGCGAACTGGAAAACGTGGTTGTACACATCCCCATAGTCCAGATCTGTATCGACAGAGCCGAGCAAGCCATAGAGCAGCCAGCCGAAGGAGTCAATCAACCGAGGTTGAAGGCTCATTCCACCAGCGACTACCGGACCTGCTTTGTACGGAAAAGTAGGAACAGCTACGCCGCCTACTTCGGGAGGACCCTCACGTACATCGTCTACAGCATCGAGGTCCACCATGACAGCCCGATGGCGCTGCCAATAGTTCGTGCCATAGTCTGGATCGGTGTTGGGAGCAATCGTTCCCTTGCCAACCTGAGGGGCAAACCCGACTAAACCAGCCTGTGCAGTAACGGACATTTTATTTCTCCTGCTCGGTAGGATTACCGAGACTTCAAAAAGAATGAGTTCATGGTCGCTCGGTCAAGCATGTCCAAAAGACCTTACCACGAAAGATGAAACTCTTTGGCGGTCCACCAGTTTGGAAAAAGGTGTTGCCAAAGCAAAACATCAGTTCAGCATGTTCTCCGTATGAATCGACAAGATCTGCTACATAGGTCGCTGCGATTGTCTCTTCAACTCTGCCCAAAAGTTCATAGGCATATACGTGGGCTTGATCCTCATAATTCGAGTTTGCACCAACGAAGAACGCTTCGATCCTCACTACACCACGCCTCCACCACATTTCAGTACCGCCGACTTCTCGGACAGGCACCTTCCAACCGATGTTCGGATGTTCGGAGAGTGACGTAATCCCATCACGATAATTGGGATCCTCATGGTCCCCGCCCTGCACACCGATCTGAACATTCTTCTGCAACTTGTTCTCCTGAAGTAGACCCTTCTTGATGATGTCAGCGTAGGTCGGGTCGCCGGGAGTAGTGATCTCTGTTTTGCACTTCAGAGTAAGTTGCTGGACAAGTCTATCCAATACGAGATCCACGATCATGGATTCACTCATATTGACAAGCCCTTCTGTGAAGGAGGAATACGTTGCATTTCGATCTCAAAGCGCTTCATGAAGTAAGTCGAGGATTGCTCCAAGGGGTTATCTGTGGGTTTACCTGAATCCACTTTAGTAGCGAATTGTCGGATACTAGCGGCAGCCGAAGCGGAATTGAGCAGACAATAGGAAGCAGCGAACATGGTTAGGGCGGTAGCGGCGATATCCGGGGTTTCGAGAGTTTCCTCATCGTCTTCCGGTTTCGCCCAGTAAGCCGAGTAATATACCGTTGCTCCACTGTCACCCAACGTGGCGGTAAAGGTAATCGTGCCAGCCGGATAAAGGTAAAAACCATTTTGGAACCCACTCTTAGCTTGCATGGTAGTGCGCTCAAGAAAGATATTATTCGTGATGTCAAGGACTGCCTCAACATCTATAAGATCATCTGGTAGGCTTTCGGTATCCGAGCCACCATCTACATCAAAGGACGATGGTTTCCATCTTCGACTCGTGAGTGCGTCAAGGGCAGCATGAATAGCATCCTTCAGAAGATAAGCATCAAAGGTTTCACCATGGGTAACATCCCCACCGGACGTGCCGGGGACTACGATGTCCCCAAGGACCCTGATTACTTTTTGCTTCATTTGATCGAAGGTGATACTCATACTGCCTCTTGACGCATAATAGTCGAATTAGGATTAGCTGGACTCAGCCGGGGGGCTGATAATGCCACCAGCCTTCGGCAGGGTTACTGCAACGAAGTGGCACTCGAACAGCAGCGGGTCCCAAACGTTATACCCGGCGATAATGTCCCAAACGTAGCGCCAAACGCTCTCGAAATCATCAATCGGTTTCGGTTCGTAGAACTTGAGCGGTCGGTTCACGTTCCCCAAGATACCACCTTGGGCACCCATCACCAGAATGAAGCCAATGTGCGTGGCTTTGGTGACGATGGCATAAGCGTTCGTTTCGGTCGAGCCACCCTTCGGGGTGAAGGATGAGAGTTTCGTCTTGTAGTTGAACAAGATCGGGCGATCGAACGTGAGGGTATCACCTGTCTTGGCGACAATTCGGCGCTGAATGGTTTTCCCATGCAGGAAATCAACACCGTCTGCGTCACCATAGGCAGAGGTCCGGTTCGTGTGGATGGCAACAATGTCGCCAACATCGAA